AAACCTGCGACTTGCCAACCCCAGATCCAGCGCAAAACAAAGAGATTTCGCCCTTTCTTAAACCCCTAGTTTTGGTATTTAATCCATTAAAAGGATAAGGGACTGCGTTGTTGGTTTTGATAGTTGATATGCGTTCAAATAAATCAGCCCCGTTTATAATGTTTGCAGGTGACCACTGCTTGGCTTCCCACATCGCCTTAACAACTTCATCACCTCTACCGGACATCAGAAGATCATTGGGATCTTTTCCAGAAAGCCTCGCTACATGAGTTTTTCCAGGTTTAAGTATAGACACGCATTCATTAACAGCTTTTCTTCCATGCTCATCTTCATCGAACATTAGTATGACTTCCTTGAAACTTTCAAGCCAAGGAATGTTTTTCTTAAACAAAGTCTTAGCTGATGCTACGCCTTGGCTTATGGAAACAACAGGGTATTTGTTGGCCTGTAACTGACTTGTTGTTAATGCGTCAATTTCCCCTTCTACTACAATAAGTTTATTTCCACCGTTCTTCCAAAGATGTTGACCATAGAATCGATGTGAGATCTTACCACGAACTTGAAAGTCTTTTCCTTCAGTTCTGATCTTCTGCCCGATTACCTTGCCATCATCATCAATATAGTTTGCGATGTGTACCCACTCGCCTTTCTCGTTCTTGCCTACTTTGTAATTGTATTTCTTACAGGTATCTAAATGTATACCTCTGGCAGGTAGGGGAGAGGCTTCCCCTTTTAAATGCTCAAAATTGTTTTGTTTTTTCATGGGTTGTTTCTTTGGTTTTCCCTCGCCTTTAGGATTGAAAGTTTCACAACTGAAACACTTAGTGCTTCCGTCTTCATTAACTGCTAAAGCATCGCTGCTTCCGCAATCTGGGCAGGGCTGGTTGGTTGCTATAAAGGATGTATCCATTCGTCTGGAATCCTCCTATGACACCACAAGAAACCATTCTGATCGCACCACTGAGCATAGGTAGTCTTGCTACGTTTGCTTAACTTCACGTAAGCATTCATGAACAAGAATCTTATGTCTAAGCCAGGATTTTGGGATCTAACTAGCTTATGCTTGGTTCGATCTACACTTTTAAAGTAGCCTTTAGCTTCGATTATAATATCTCCTATAATAAAATCGGGAGTGTAAGTCTGCTCTCTAAAGTATGGGATCTTTAAAGTTTCATAAGAGAAGTCCACTCCCCCCCTTCTCAGGGAGAGAGCGGTTTCTTTCTCAAATTTAGAACGGTACGACTGCCGACGGCTCTTCTTGATTTTCTTCGGTACTTTCATTAGAACTTTCCGAGTCACCAACGTAGCCCCCTTCGACGGCTTCAAACCCCCCAACTGCGTCCCCGTTGTACTCCACTAACTCAACAATTTGAGCAGCCCTTAATCGTAACGTGTAACCAAACCCTCCGATCCCAGCTACATACCAAGTGTGTACCTCCACTCCTAGCTTGCCTAGAGTTCCTCCACCTATGTTTGTATCTTTTGACAGAGGCTTACCAGCAGAGTCATACAATGCCACGGAGAATTCATACTCGCTCCCGTTTTTAGTATGTACTTTTGCCTTCTGTTTTGCGTAGATTTCGTAGTCCCCATCTTCAGTGATCTTAATGGGATCTGATGAAACCCTTTTTAAGTTCTTTTTTCCCTGCGAAACACACTCAGCTTTAAACGCTGCGTCTACCTCCTCTTTAATTTCTGCTGAAAACTTGTTAAAGTCCTCCTCAGAAACGTGCAACCTACAACTATACTCCCCGTCATTATCAAATTTAGTGTCTGGAGTTATTAACTTCGGATAACAAAAAGTACCTTGCGGTGTTATTTTCATTTTAGCCATTATATTTCTTTCTTTCTTTATTTAGTTTGTATTTATTTATTTTTGATTTTTCCGTGTTTAGGAAAAGAAGTACGGACTGTCCTTTATTAAGGATATATCCGCTGATCCGTAGGTAGGTGGATCAGGAAATTCTAACTCTGGGTTTTGGGATTTAATCTGATTTAACCAATCAAGTAAAATGTCCCCACTGAATAAGTCAAGAGCTTGTTCCCTAATACTTTCAGCAAGTAGTCCAGCTTTAGTTGAATGAGTGCCAAAACTGTCGTGAACAGCGGAAAAATCATAAATATGTTTTTCATTGCACGAATTTACAACGGTTTTGTGCAACAAGGTTGCATCAAGCGAATGGACTAGGTTTGGGGCTATTCCTAGGGCGTTCTTATTAACGTCTATAATGTCCGTTTTCTTTTTGAAAGTTATATGCGTAACTTCCCCCGTTAAATAAGTTCTAATTTTAGATGTTTTAGATTTAGTGTACCCTTGCTTAACTACAAAACCACTGGGAGTAACCCACTGCATAGGTCTATTAGCACCACTAACGATCCGAGAAACTTGCTGAAGCCAGTCCATGCACTGTTTTGGGAGATCCAGAATCTCTTCAATACTCCTCCAGACAATCTCAGTCAGATAGTGTATCGCTTTGTAATAACTCTTAATCTTAAAAGGTGAGGGGCAGTTGTCCGAATGTATCTTATCTTCAAACCAGTCAGTGATGTACTGTCTACAGGAGTACTTCGTAAGTCCGTAACTCCAGGTCATGCATGGCCTTTTAACGCATACCCTGTCAATTCCGTAATCAAGCCACTCTTGTGCATAAGGATGCCCCTTCTCCGCATCTTTACGCATATAGTGTTCGGCTCTGAGTCTTGCAACGTTGTAGATGTCCTCCGGTTTATCGACATCGCTTGGAATGACGTTAGTAGACAGACACCCATACTCACAACGGGTTAGGATTGACAGAATTTGCAACCCGTTGTTGGTAGCGTCCATCATGCAGGGGATTTTAGTCTTCACTTTTCCATCCTTCAAAAAAGTTGCGAACTCGAATGCGAAAGCTAGGTATGAAAAAGGCGCATCGGCATCTAACCATTCAAGGTTACTTGTCGGGTCTTCTGCTATTCGCATTATTTGGTCTTTTTGAGAATAAGTAAAAGCCTCACGATCCTTAAGACTAACCTTATCATTTCCCCAACA